ACGGCGTCCAGAAGGTTCAGTTGGAGTGCCTGGCTCGCGCCCATCTACTTCGCTCCGTTGGTGGTGACGGTGACGAGGCCGGGTGGCTCATCGGACGGTGGAAGACCGGCAGCGCGCCGTCTGGCGTCATCCTCTTCGGCCAGAGCCCTCCCGGCTGCCGCGTAGGCGGCATACGCTGCTTCGAGATCAGCCCGGTGCGGCTGGTGGACGACCTCCTCGGCGCAGGCGTCCGAGCACTTGGCTTTGGCTGCAACCAGGGCGGCGACCGCCTCGTCGTGATCCATCTCAGTTCCTCGTGAGCGATGCGGTGACGTGACGGTCGAGGTGATGGCGCACCTGGCCGGCGCAATCCCGGACCACCTCGGTCAGCTTGGCGAAGAGCTCCGGCATCACCGCGTCCGGGATCAGTGGTGAGCGATCCACCACGATCACGTCCTTGCCCTGACACATCCGCTCGGCGGTGTAGCGGAGCGTGCGCTCGCAGCCGTCCTCATCGGGGATGGTCACGGTCACGAGGCGTCAGCCAGCACTCATCGTTGGCCATCCTCAGCAGCGCCCGCAGTTGCCCGAGCGGCCTCGCTGAGCGCCTTCCGACGGCGGTGTCGGTACGCTTTGTCGAACGCCCCCTCGAGCGCCCGCATGGTCTCGTCCGGTGCGCTCTCCCTCGCGTAGTCCGCTGACTTGGGATCGCCGCCGTCGATGATGTCCGCTCCCCGGCTCGGTGGCTTCGCCGAGCCCGGCGCGTTCTTGAACCGCGACAGGTCCGGCTGGGCCGGCGCCGCGCCCGGGACTGCTCCCGGGACTGCCCCCGCTGCCGGGGCCGCTGCCTTGGCCTCGAGCCCCGCCATCGTCGCCTGGGTGAACTCGGCCATGTCCGCCCAGAAGATCGGCCCCTGCCGCTGGGTCAGGATGATGGCGTCGTCGCCGCCGTCCACGTCGGGCTCGCCGATGTCCTGGCGGTAGCGGTTGAGCGTGTAGGCGCCGCTCTTGAGCCGGACGTCCCGGATGTCCTCGATCGTCTTGCTGTCCCGGTAGTCGATCTCCCCGAAGGCCACCTTCCAGTCGGCGATCCCGAAGCCCACCTTGGTGATGTGGTAGTTCCACTTCTCCAGGATGATCGCCTCGAGCGGGACTGAGGTATTGACCCGCAGGTTCTTGTCCTGCGCCTCCCCTGTCCCGCCGCCGAGGTTGCCGGTCTCGATGATGCCGATGGTGGCCGGCGACGTGCCGAAGCAGCCGATGATCTCGTCGCGGAGCTGGCGGCTGACGTCGAGCAGATCCACCATCCGCGATGGCTGGATGTCGTTCAGGCTGGCGTTGATCGTCGTGTAGGGCGCGCCGATGTTCTTGGCCCCGAGCACCTTGGTGAAGGTGTCCCGGACCCACTGGTCGACCGTCTTGGTCGCCGTGCCCGCTGCGAAGTTGGCGTGGATGCGGCCCGGATGTCCCCTGCGGGCGCTCTCCTTGATGACCGCCTCGTTCCACAGCCACGCGGTCGCCGGAATCATCGCCTTCTGGACCGGGCTGACCCCGTACTGGCCGCCCCGGACGCTGTCGAGCGACCAGTGGATCACCGTCGAGCCGGTGTAGTTCGGCCCCTTGGGAGAGACGTCGAAGTCCGCCTCGCGGTTGTCCTCGGTGACCTGCCGGTAGCCGGTGACCACGCCGTGCTCGTCGCAGTCCTCGACCATGGTGATCGGGTCGAGCCCCCACACCTCCATCGGGCGGCCCAGGAGCCAGACCACCTCGGCGTAGCTGTCGCCGAACACCAGGATCTGCGAGGCCACCCGGCGGAAGAACTGCATGGCGTCCTCGGTCGGGTTGATGTAGCCGAGCAGCGTCTCCAGGTCATCGACGGCGGGCGGCCGGACGGGTTCGCCGGTCTCACCGGTCACGTGCGCCGGCTTGACCTCGACGCCACCCGCGGTGATCCGGCGGGCGATGGTGTCGACCGGGCGGCTGACCCACACACAACTGAGGTAGATGTCGAGGTAGTCGGAGAGCATGTCGCGGCGCTGCTGCTGGGCGGTGACCGCGGCTGAGCCGTTGTAGCCCCAGCTGTCCCGGGGCACGCCGAACTCGAAGCCCCGGCGGTTGACGTCCGGCCTCGCGACCACGGCAGTGTCACCGGCTCCCCGGCCGACCCACTTGGGGACGACGGCCATCAGTACCGACCTTTGTCGACGCGATCCATGCGCTCGCCGCAGTCCGGGCAGTTCAACGCCTCCGCACTTTCAACGCCGAGCACCCAGTGGAGGAACGGCGCTTCGCCTCGTGCGGCCAAGGTGCTGTCCCACGGCACGAACCACTCGGCGATGACGTGGATGCGGGTGACGTGCCTCCGGCACGACCAGCAGGTCATGCGGAACGCGTCATCGCTCGTCACCCACGCTGGCAGCGGCGCGTGCGACAGCCGTAGCTTGACCGGGAGTTGCACGACGGCCATCAGACGGGCTCCTCGCGGTGGTGGAGCTCCACGAGGTCGGCCGCGAAGGCGAACAGTTGCGCCTCATCGAGGGTGTCCGGGTCATAGCCCGCCTCGTCCGCTGCCGCGCGGGCTCGGATCATGCCGACCGGGGTGAGTTCGTACAGCGCCTCGCCAGCGTCGGTGTGGCCGTGGACAGCGAGCAGCCCCTCCTTGACGGCGCGGTAGACGCAGATGTCCACCTCCTCGTCCTCGACGGCCGTCCAGGCGTTCACAGCCCGTCCCCGCCGAACGGCGACTGGTAGCCCTCAGGCAGCGCGAAGCCACCGAGCGGACGCCGGACCCCGGCTCCCTCGGCGTGAATGGCGTCGTACGCCTCGTTCCCGACGACGTGGAACACCGCCTGCGTTCCCAGCGCCATCAGGCAGTACCGCAGGGCGTCGTAGAGGTGGTCGTCGGCGTCGGTGTCGACGTCTTCGGGACGCTTGGGATCGCGTGGCAGCGAAGGAAGCGTGCGGATGAGGTGCTTGCACCCTGCGAACACATGCAGGAGGGGGCACCTGTCCCAGCCAAGAGCACGGTGGTGGCTGCACGCTGTCGCGTCGGCGAGATAGGTGTGGACGCGGGCGATGCCGGAGAGGCGGTCGTTGTTGGCCGGGGTGACCGCACAGCCAGCCTCCAGGTACGCGGTGAGAATCGATTGGGCATCCCCTCGCCGCGCCGCGGTGGCGGGATCGATGTAGCGCAGGGACGGCGGCTCAGGGACATCGGTCACCTTGCCGTTGTCGTCGGGGTTGCCCACCGCCCGGCCTCCCTCCTCAGCGGCGAGGATGCGCCGGGCCTGCTCCCTCTCCCCCAACTCGGTCTGGTACGCCTCGCGATAGATCCAGACGCGCCCGTCCTCGTCGACGGCAGCCCATACCACCGCCCACGGGTTGCGCTGGCCGTAGTCGATGCCGGCCCAGCGCACCCAACTCTCCGGCAGCGGGAAGGGCTCGACCACATGGCGGTCATGCCGCCACTCGGTGAAAACCTGGCCGCCGAAGCTGTCCCACGATCCGTCGAGCATCGCCGCACGCCTAGCCGGGTCGGGGATCGCCATCAGGCGGGCGACGTAGCCGGGGTCGACGTGGGGGTTGTCCGCCACCTTGGCGGGGATGAAGCGCACCGTGTGGCGCTGCTCGGGGTTCGGGGTGGTGCACTTGCAGTGGCCGGCGACCACGAACTCCTGGCAAGCGGCGCAGTGGATCGCCACCTCGCGGCCCTGGTGGGTACTCTCGATGTAGCGGGCCTTCACCTCGCTGTGGCTGCTGTTGCCGGGGTTGGAGGTGCAGCGCACCCCGAGCACCGGGACCGCACTGCTGGTGGTGGTGCGCAGCCGTTCCATGACGATCTCGGCGATGCCCGGAGACAGCAGGGTGCGCTCCTCGAATAGGAGCAACTGGTACTGCCCGCCCTGACGGCGGGATGCGTCGACGATGCTCTCCAGGTAGCGCAGCCTCAGAACCGAGCCGTTGGCGAAGAGCAGGTCGTGCTTGCCGGCGTCCCACCGTGCGCCCAGCGGTTCGCCGAAGCCGACCCGGGCCAGTTCGGGGATGACGCTCTCGGCCAGCTCGTCGAAGGAACGGCGGAAGAGCGCACAGCGCAGGCCGGGGTAGGCGACGCAGGCCCACAGCCCGTGCATGACGATGGAGCGCGTCTTCCCCCCACCAGCCGCGCCACCGTAGAGGACGTCGAACTCGGTGGCCCGGTGGAACTCCCACTGCTTGGGCGTCGGCACATAGCCGAGCTGGGCGAAGACCGACTCCTGGGTGACCGGGGCGGGCGGGTCCAGCAGGTCCGCTGCGACGTCAAAGGCGGTGCGTGTCACCTGTAGCGGGCGAAGTGCCTCGCCAATCGCTCCAGCAGGCGGCGGACGAAGAGCGTCAGGTCGGAGGGCTCAGCGACCACCTTCGGGGGTGGGGCGAGGACGCGGGGCCTCACGTTGCCTGCCACGGAGCGGTCGTGTGGAACGGGCACTCGCAGCGGTGGCAGATGACGTGCACCACCTCATCGACCACCACGAGCCTCTGGAGTGTGTGCCGGTGGCGGCACTCGGGGCAGAGCACATGCACGCGCATCCGCCGCGGCATCGCCCCGACGGTGTCACCGATCAGGCCGGTCCACGGCGAGGCCATCATCAGTCCTCGGGATCGGGCTCGGGGATGGGATCGCTCGGCCATCGCGGCCAATCCACCTCAGCCATGCGACTGGGCCTCCACATACCAGCGGCGTTCCCTCTGCTGCCAGAGCACGACGTTCGCGGCAATGGCGATCCCCAAGCCGATGCCCACGAGCAGGAACCCGCCAGCACCGACGAGCAGCCTCACCATCGGATGCGCTCGTACCACGCGGCTTCCTTCTGATCGCCGGCGACGGGTGGCTTGCGCGTGGGGCGGGGCGGGTGGACTTCATCGGCGAGGCTGTCGATGGTCAATGACAAGCCTCGCAGGGCGATCTCCAGCACCCGCCGCAGTCCGTTCATGGCCCTACGATGCCGCCTGCGCCGAGATGACCCGCAACTTCCCCGCCAAGAGCCGGCGCGCCCGGTCCCGCTCCTCACCGACCAAGCCCAGCTGGTCGATTAGCCAGAACCACACCTCGGTCATCCGCTGGCCCTCGGCCTCGAGGATGTTCAGTTGACGCTGAACGAGCCCCGCGTCCAGAGCGAGTTTGCAGAGCTTGGCCTTCCGGTCGCGTTCCTCGTTCCACAGCTTCACGTAAGGGTTCGGCTCCCTTCGCACTCCGCCCGCGTGGCCGTAGTCCACCACTTCAAGGAAGTCCTCGCCCTCCATCAGTTCCCGGTACACCGCGACAGCGACGGCACTCTCCTTGACCGCCTCGGCGAGGTTGGAGAGCGGGTCACCATCGACGTCGCCGAAGCGCGTGCGC